TGCTCTTCCGATCTGGGGGGCTCTTCAGTTGTTAATGAAGCATAACCCTTGTCTGTTTTGTAACGCATTGGATTTTTAAGGTTAGTCCTCATTTCCTTCAATACGCCACGACATAAGTCCTTAATGCCACTTTCAACAAATCTCCTGCCGATATGCTCAACACGAATCTGAGCAGAGTTTTGAGCATTGCCCATCTTCTGTTCAGAGTTACCTGAAACAAACAATGTATCATTTAATCCCATTGCAGTCTTAGTAAGACCAGTAGATTGTTCTTTTTGCAATCCTAAGAACTCAAGCATAGCTCCAGTTCCTGGACTAACTTGTTCAGGAGTAATCTGTTGAATGGCATTCGCAGGAGAACCATTAGTAGCAATAATCTGCTTAGGCAATGGATTTTGTAATGCAGCAAAGTCAACAACGTTAGGATCTGCCAACGTTCTTCCATAGTTACCGAAGTAAACATTCTCAACGAATCCACGCATAATAGCTGTAGTAGCTTGCGTCTGCGGGCGAGCCATATCAAGTAAAGACAAGCCATAAAATTCATGAGGAATTTCAACTGGATTAAGCATCGCAATTGGGATATAAGAACTATCCTCTTCTTCAAGAATTGTATTTCCAGCTTTAATAACATGCTTTAATTCAGCAATACCATCACCGTCACGATCAGAACGAATCCAACATTCAACAACAGTAATAGATATATTAGCCTCATCTTCTTCGTCATCAGAGTTTATCCAGTTATCTTGTCCAGCTGATTGCTTACGAGCATAAGACTCTAAAGACCATTCAGAATCTCTGAAAGAAGCCTCTTCACCTATCTCAGACAAATCGCCATTAAAGTCAGGCCAATTCCTTCTGATGTCAGAATGTGTCATATCTGTAACCAAGCCAACAAATTTAGCCTCGGTTATAGATTCTGCACCCTTGTCGATTAAGAAAGACTCAGGTGGAATGTTTGTGATCTTAACGCCTGATTTATCAATCTTGCGTCTTAGTCTAACATTCTCATAAGTGATAGCATTCCTATCCTCTGGATTGAAGAACTCTTCATCCTGAAGCTGAAGGTCGCCAACAATTTCTACATTTGAGTCTGCCAAGATTTGATCTAGTACAGCCTCTTGAATTGTATCGTACTCTTCAACTTCGTAATCGAAGTTTTCTTCCCAACCCCAGGTTAGCGCACTGTTACCGAATACAACTGCGGACTTAATCCAAGTCTCTAACTTCGTCCAACCATCTGGATTCGAGTTAAATAAACAGTAATTTACTACGTCCGAAGCAATCTGGGAGGCTTTAACATGTGCCACTTCATTGCTGTACGGAGTGAATAATGCTAACTTATTGTTATCAAGTAGTAACTTAGTTAACAGTGCGGTGTAACCCTCTGCAACTTCTGCAGAATCTGATGAAACAATCTTAGACACACCTTGTGGAACTAAGTCCCCTTTAGGCTCTAAGCACATTTCGTAAATTGAATTCTCTCTTCTTTTTGATGCATCCGATGAACCCGTATAACCGCCTGAGGCGTTACGGATATTTCTGTCAATCGCATCGATCAACATGTCGTCATCTACTTTCTCTATTTTATTCTTTCTCATTCGCGCTCTCTCTATTTAAGCGGATAGCGGCCCTCTAAGATTTCCCATAGCAAAACCGTTTCCGTATTTATTCATTCTATTATTATCCATCCAAAGCTTAATAGCTTCGTATGTTTCTGGTCTAATCCTAGCACCACCACCAATACCTTTATTTACAGAAGGGTAAGTTAGCTGAGTACCTACTGGTACCCCATACTTCTTAGCCTGTTCCTCATTAGCCCCTATGTATTTATTATAAATTTTACCATCATCGTTAAACCTAACTGCAGGGTCTAAATCTTTCATAGCACCATAAGTAGTAATAGCTCTTGCTAATATTTCTTCAGGATCCATCGAATAAGGCTCTCTCGAAGAAATCGCACCCCCCGCCATAGAATCAAAATTAAGTAAGTCATCAGCTAGAATCCTCCCCATTGCACCGCCCATATATTTCTTTAATTCAGGACGTTGTTGGTTCATAGGGTCATTAGCAAATTGATTGGTAAAGAAGTTTACTCTATCATTATAATCAGGGTGTGCTACATACTGTGGTTTGTATTTTAACCAACCACCATCATTACCAATCTGATAACCAGTTACTCCCTTATTAGTACTTATATCCCAATCCCTAACACCACCATCTGACATTAAGCTTCTGAAGTGGGGGCTTAACCTGTGTACTCCTTCATGTTCAAAATAATTTGGATCAATGGGTGTCTTATCATTAAGAATAATGCTAGGCCTGTCATTGACTCCAAGACCAAAACCAGTTTTAGCCCCCGTTCTTTCAGGAAGTGATCTAAAATTATAAGTAGGGGTTATGGTATTTCTAGCTGGGTTTCTATCCTCTCCTAAAGCAAAAGCACTAGGCTTTACATTCCAGATAGAAGCACTTCTTTCTAAAGCACTCTTTAATTCTTCTTCTCTTTCATCCATATATAGACCAGGAACTACTTGCATCTGAGGGAAAACATTGTTCTCATTTGTCAAATAAGTAGTATCAGGCATGTTTAACAAGCCTTCTTTTGGTCCGTAGTTCCCAGGCTCAGGGTCTACGCTGTCACTAAATAAACTATCAAACCAACTCATAATATTCTCCCTTAAAGCCACTTAGTATCTGGGGTTTGATACTGAGAATTAATCTCTCCCCAACTAAAGGTTTGGTTAGTTAATGAATGACCATGTGTACGATAAGCCTCACAAGTAATTGCTAAACTCATCACCATGTCATCATGATGTCCTACTGAAGCCTCTGCTTTTCCATTTGGTGTGATAATAAAATTTCTTAATTCTTCTATTATCAAACTACTAGGAATCGCTATATCTTCATCTTCAATCATTCTTCTTAAATTAGAAATAATTGGAGCTCTTGTTGCTGAAGTTGTCTTAAATCCAAGATGGTTAATACTATCTGGAACTGTATTAGCAGTCTTTCTTTGTTGATATATATTCGGATAATTCATACCAAATAACTGCTGAACAGTTGCTACACCGATTGAGTTTGCCTCAGGGCAAATCAAAGCATTGTTAAACCACCTACCTAAGTAAAAAAGAATTTTTCCATACCTTACAGGATCCGTTCTATTACTTCTATAAATAGCTACAACTTCCCTATCTTTCGTCATTACTGTTGCTACCGAATAGTCCCCTTTCACACCTAAAGCGACATCTGCACCTATTAGATACTTCATGTCCCTTTTGGGGGCTTGCCACAAAGATAAGTTGCCTTCACTTGATTCGTCAAAGGCTGAGTAGTCATCGTTATACTCTCGGACGCTTTCAGGATCATAAGGCACATACCTGTCAAGGGTTTCTTTACTGAATACAGAACTACCACTTTGTAAGAAGCTTTCTTCAGCTGTAAAAGGATACTCCTGCTTAAACATCGCTGTGGATGTCTCTGCAATCTTAATCCTTCTCCAGAAGATCTGCTCGTTATCTAATGCCCATCTTTCCTTTAGCCTAACCTCATCGGGAGTTAATTCGACATTGTCGGGACACTTAAGCCTGTACTCATCTTGTAGATACCAAGGCACAAACAAAGGAGTAAAGTTACCTTCCCCTTTCTCAGCTTTATTCCATAGGTCGTAATAAACACCTTGAGCACCGTTAGAGGTGCTATTGATGATAATAATACTACCTTTAGTGAGCGCTACAGACTGGAATAGTCCAGCCATAACCTTATCAGCATTCTGGAAGAAAGCCGTTTCATCACAAAGCAATGCAGTATTAGTTGTACCTCTTCCTGGGTTATCTGCTCCTGCAGTGAACAATCTAAATTTAGAATCATTCTCCTTAAAGACCATTTCCCTCTTATTCGATACCCCTAACTTTGGCTTAATATTCTCAGGAAGATTCTCCCAGAATGTCTTACTCATACTGAAAATACTCTCAGTTGTTGGCTTATCAAGACTAATAATTACAGCTCTCGTATTCTTAAAAAATAGAGTCCTGTGAAAGATTAATGCTGAACTAATAGTTGAGAACCCTGCCTGACGATACTTACTGATAATCATTCGGACATATCCGATTTCTTTCATCTGCTTAATATACTCATCAACAACAACCTCTTGGGCTTTGTTAACTTTCAGATGAATAAGACCCTTATCAGCATCCTTAGGATAGATCATTAAAGATTCTTCAATAAAAGCCTTTGGATCTACCTTCCATCTTTTCCAGGTTTTTCTTTTTTCTAATTCTTCTAACAGCTCAGAAGCTTCATATTCTTTCTTCATTTCTTTTTATTTTTAGATCCCTTAGGTCTACCAGGCCCTCTCTTCTTTGTAATACCTTTCTTTAAAAATGCAATGATGTCTTTCATCAAATCAATCAGCTTTTGCATCTGTTACCTCCTTAGTCGTTAACAATCTTAAACAGTCTTTCCTTAATTTCTTGTTGAGTTAGGTCCTCAATAGGTGCTTGCTTATTAGCTTCTTTAGCATCCATAGTGGGTTCAATATATTTATTAGCTTCCTTAACGCATTCCAAGGCAATCTTTAACCCTGTCATCGTATCCTCTCGGAGAGCCTTCTCAGCAATAGCTGCCAACATCTCTCCATTACTCATCAACCTATCGTTAAGATCAGCAAAGGCCTCAGATACAGTAGGCCCAGTATTCTTATTTTTATTTTTAGAGCCTTTGGGTCTTCCTGCTGGATTCCCACTTACCCCTGGCTTAAACTGAGTAGCCTTACCAGACTCAGCAATACTTAAACTACCAAGAGACTGTTTACTCTTCATAGGGATGGTCTCGGCATTCGGATTCTTGGCAAGCAAAACCTTGTTCAGCTTCTTGCTTACCTTGTCTTCTTTTACTTTACTAATAGCCATATAGCTCCTTTGTGGTCTGTGTGTTTGTGTGTTTGTGATTATAGCCTGTGTGTTATCTGTGTGCAAAGTTTAGAAAACTACAAGGTTATCGTCTGTGGGTGATATATATATACTCCCCCGCCCAATAGTATTCGCAACCCCCCCTTAGTCCAGGAAGACACGATGTGTCTTCTAGGTAGAATCAATTCAGATTCGTAATGCCAAGGAGGCAATCATGATAACACAGAAACAAGAAAGTCTATTCATACAGAAAGCAAGAGCTAGATCAGCGTTCAATGACACTAAGTGTCAACAACATGTCCGTGACTACCAGCAGTTAACATACACACTGGAAGACAATGTTATTACAAGGGTGTTGTTCTCGCACCCATGTCCGTCACTTGATTGTGATTACAAGCTTGAAGCTAGCACTAGCTTCTTATTCAACTTCGATTCACACCAAGATAACTCTTGGGATTCAATATTTAACCTGGCTATTGGCCATTCTTAAGTCGAAACACCTTCGGGTGTCTGGTGCCTTGAGCAAGCATCACTGATGAGACTGCTCTTTTAATACTTGGAGGTATTATCATGGCTACATTAAACCTAGCACAAACAGCAATCCTTAAGTTCATTGAGAACAAGGATCTAACATCGAAGCGTACGTCATTCACTGGTAAGTGGGCGAAGTATGCCTTTTACTTAAAGGAATGGGTAGATGGCAATCCTAAGTGGGAGCAGGGTGAAAACTCAGCCTACATTACATACAAGGGTGAGAACATCAAGGTCAGTTGGACTGACAAGACTATCACCATCACTAAGGATAGTCCTTTCACTATCATCTATGGCATGGCTAAAGAACCCTAGAGTATTGCCAGTAGCTTCCAACCACTTACGGTGATGCTACTATGCGTCACTCGTAAAGTACGCTAGAAACACATCCTCGTGACTCTGAGGGTCTGTTTCTTCCTCTATAAGGGCAACATAGGAATTATTACAGGTAATCTAACGCCTGTAGTTCTAACTAGACCTCTGTAGACTCTATGAAGAGTAGTAGTGTATGTGCTACCTGATAAGTACCTAAAGTACTACTCTCTTCTTACAGTTTTTAGATAGATACTACTTGTTCAACAGGTAGTATCTATATAGAATCTAACAATAACCTTATTGGTTCCTTCATGGTTTCCAATCAAGGTTATCTAAATATCCATTAGTCAACTAAATAGACTACACAGTTCTCTGTGCTTCCCTCTAATGTTTCCTATCATGATAATAGGTGGGTCTATTCAGAAGTCTATTTAGTTGCTGATGGATACTACTAAGATTCTATGTAGATGGGCTAGGTCTACTAGCTAAGAATTGCGCCCATCTCAATTCTATCATTGCTCTTTTGTTTTTTCCTCTATAAGGGCAACATAGGAATTCGTCTACTGCCGTAAGGGCTGTGGGTGTTTTCCACATATTCCTACAACCTGTGTATAACTTGTTGATAACTATGTGGATAACTTTTGTTTAACAACCGACCAGGAGGTCAAAAATGGCTACATTTAGCTACCAGATTGAAGTGGACATCTATAAAGATCACTTAACGTCTTCGGACATTGATTTACTTGGATACAACCTTAAGTACCGTAGAGATTACAGTACTAAGGTTGTTGATGTTGAGGTTGTTGGTGAAGACCACAACGGAAACACAAGTGACCTTGATGACAGCGCTATAGATAAAGCGTTGGACTCTGTTGGTTGGACAGCTGAAAACGCTGTAATCATCAAGGACTTATACATTCTTACTATTGATAAAGATGGTAAGAATGTGTATATCATCGAGTAACCAATGAAGATGCTTGGAAGACACGCTGTGTCTTCTAGGTAGCTTCTTTTTTATAACTAACGACCAGGAGGTCAACATGAAAAACCTTAATATGTTTAATAAAACTGTCAATACCACAGACGATAAAGTGGAAATAGAGCTTAGAAGTACACCTTGGTTAAAGATGCACTTCGATAGCAGCACTGTATATCAAACTGCAATGACCTTATTGGTTCTTGCACCTATGATGTACATAATCCTGATGGTTGATAATCCAACGGTAACAGCCATCAGCTTCTTCCCAGCAACAGCATTAGCTATTTGGCTGAGAGAGAAGCAAATCATAGCAAGGATTGTCTTTGTTCGGAACTATGATGAAGCTAAAGAGCTTGAAAGATACGATGACTATGAAGAGTACTGTTACGAGGATCTTCCTTTCGATGATGA